TGAATGCCTATGACCAGAAGATGCAAATGAAGCGAGAGAATATTGCTGACCGTGGTATTTGGACCGCAAAAAAGCGCTATATTCTGAATGTTCATAACAACGAGGGTGTGCAATATACAGAACCAAAACTTAAGATCATGGGCATTGAGGCTATCAAATCATCTACACCTATGGTCGTACGTAACAAGTTCAAGGAAATCTTTAAAACAATTCTACTTGGCACTGAGACAGAGGTGCAAAAATTCGTCAGTGACTTCGAAGCAGAGTTTCAGTCATTACCACCAGAAGAGGTATCATTTCCACGTGGTGTGTCCAATGTCAAAAAATGGATTGACAACAACTCTCTGTTCAAAACTGGCACACCAATCCACGTACGTGGTGCAATCCTATATAATCACTACATCAAACAGAAAGGGCTTGACAAGGAATACGAGGAGATACAGGATGGCGAAAAGGTCAAATTTTGCTATCTGAAAATGCCAAATCCTATCACACAGAACGTGATCTCGTTTCCACAATATCTGCCACGTGAGTTTGGTCTTGCAGACTATGTTGATTATGACAAACAGTTTGAAAAAACATTTAAGGAACCACTCAAACCTATCGTAGAGGCCGTTGGCTGGAATCTCGAAAAGGTTGCAACACTGGAGGATTTCTTCGCATGAGTGAATTTTTTGATTTTGGTTTTACAGCCGTAAATGAGGAAGAACTCAAGGCTGTTCAACAAACAACTGCTTTGGCAAATGATGCTGAGCAATTAGCATTGACTACCCAGGAAAGACTTGATAATCTATATAATGCTATTATCCCACTTTTAAATAATTTAAAAAAGAATCCTGAAAAGGAATATATTTTATGGCCAGATCGTTTGGCTAAAGTGGAGGCATTTGAAACACATCTACAAAACATTTATAATGGTGGTTGACATTTTGAGCCCTTTGGTATATTATGTCAATCAGTATTGTATAAGGAGATATGAATGTCGCTTATTGAAAAACTAACTAAAACATCCACAGTCAAAATGACCGCACCAATCCTAGACTCTAAGGTCTATGGTAAAAAAGATATGGCTATCACACCAGTACCAATGGTGAATGTTGCTCTATCTGGTCGTGTTGATGGTGGTTTGGTCCCTGGTCTACTTATGTTGGCAGGTCCATCTAAACACTTTAAATCTGCATTTGCTTTAATGATGGCAGCTGCCTATCAGAAAAAATATGATGATGCAGTTGTTCTCTTTTATGACTCTGAATTTGGTACACCTCAGGCATACTTTGAATCCTTTGGTATTGACTTGAATCGTGTGGTTCATACTCCTATTACCAATGTTGAGGAACTCAAGTTTGATATTTCAAAACAACTTGAGGCTATTGAAAAGAATGACAAGGTTGTTATCGTAATTGACTCTATTGGTAACCTTGCCTCTAAGAAAGAGGTTGAAGATGCTCTTGATGGTAAATCAGTTGCCGATATGACTCGGGCAAAACAACTTAAATCTCTATTCCGTATTGTCACACCTCACCTTAACCTCAAGGACATTCCTATGGTTGTGGTCAATCACACATATAAAGAGATTGGTATGTTCCCAAAAGACATTGTGTCTGGTGGTACAGGCTCTTATTATTCTGCTGATGCCATTTGGATTATTGGTCGTCAACAGGAAAAAGAAGGTACAGAGATTGCTGGTTATCACTTTGTGATTAACATTGAAAAATCTCGTCACGTTCGTGAAAAGTCTAAGATTCCTATTACGGTGACCTTTGAAGGTGGTATTAAGAAATGGTCTGGTTTTATGGATATTGCACAAGAGGCAGGTTATCTACGCAAACCAAAGGCTGGTTGGTATGAACGAATTGATCCGTTGACAGGTGAGGTTCTTGGTGATAAAATGTACAGAGCAAAAGAACTTGCAGATAATGGTGAGTTCTGGAAACAACTTCTGACAGAAACCGACCTTGCCGAATGGATTAAAAACCGCTACAGTGTTGGTGGTAAATCTCTTATCGAAGGTGATGAAACCGTGGAGGAAACATCTGAATGATTGAGAACACTATTCTATCCAGCCTTATTCACAACGAAGAGTATGCTAGAAAAGTTGTTCCATTTCTCAAAGAAGAATATTTTACTGATAATGATCAGAAAATTATCTTTACAGAAATCAGAAAATATATTGATGACTACAATGGGCTTCCTACCAAGGAGGCCCTACAAATCTCTATTGATGAACGTGAAGATCTGAACGAGGAACGATACAAGAACATATCGTCTGAAATCGGCGGTATGGGTTATGATGACAGTACTGAATTGGATTGGCTGCTTGACAAAACAGAAAAATTTTGTCAGGACAAGGCTGTATATAATGCGGTACGTAAATCCATTCTAGTATTGGATGGTAAGGACCAACAACTTGACAAGGGATCCATTCCACAACTCTTATCTGATGCTCTTGGTGTTGGCTTTGACACAAACATTGGTCACGATTTTATTGATAATGCAGATGACCGATTTACATTCTATCATACAAAAGAGGACAAGGTACCATTTGACTTAGACTATATGAATCAGATCACCAAAGGTGGTGTATCTCGTAAATCACTATCAATTGCCTTGGCTGGTACTGGCGTTGGTAAAACTTTGTTTATGACACACTGTGCGGCTGCCAATCTCATGGAAGGGCTCAATGTCCTTTATATCACTATGGAAATGGCAGAGGAACGAATTGCGGAGCGTATTGATGCTAACCTTCTCGACCTTACTCTCGACGATTTGCGTTATCTTACTCGTGATGTATATCACTCGAGAATGAGTAATATCCGGAAACGGACAAATGGTAAACTGATTATTAAGGAATATCCAACTGCTTCAGCTGGATCAAATCATTTTAGATTCCTACTGAACGAACTTAAACTTAAAAAGAATTTTGTACCTGACATTATTTACATTGACTACCTAAACATCTGTATGAGTTCTCGACTCAAGCAAGGTGCCAATGTTAATTCATACACATATATCAAGGCAATTGCAGAGGAACTTCGTGGTCTGGCTGTAGAGTTTAATCTGCCTGTTGTATCTGCTACACAGACTACTCGGTCTGGTTATTCTAATTCTGATATGGATCTTACAGATACATCTGAATCCTTTGGTCTACCTGCCACAGCTGACTTTATGTTCGGTCTTATCTCCAGTGAGGAACTAGAAAATATTGGTCAGATTATGATTAAACAACTTAAAAATCGGTGGGGTGATATTGCTAACCCAAAACGGTTTGTTGTTGGTATTGACAGATCACGTATGAAACTATTTAATGTGGAACAATCTGCTCAGGACAATATCTCAAATGGTGACAGTAAACCAAAACGTCAAACAAAATCTGTTATGGATAATACAGAGTTTGGTGAGCGGTATGAGGAGGATTCTAAAATTGCAAAGTTCCGTGGAAAGAAACCAAGGTTTGAGGGATTTGCATGACGTATAGAGTAATCAAGGAGAAGAGTCTGTTCCTTATTGTTGAAAAAGATACAGATCAGATTATTGAAAAAATAAAAGATGAAAGGAAAGCCAGAGATATATGTAGGTCACTGAACCTTGGTGCTGGATTTAATGGATATACACCAGCATTCTTTACTCAGGATTTCAAGCAAAAAGAAAGACCGCCTACAAAGTAAGCGGCCTTTCACTCGGCTTGATGCGATGTCGAGCAGAACCCCACTGGCGCCCACGACGCAACCTCGACTCTTCCTGTTGTGTTTAGTATATTAACTAATCTCACACTTGCCTCTTACGTTGTTAACGTATATACGCACCCACAGGAGTATTTATACTTTTTTGCATTTCTTTGTTGACATTTGCTAAAAAAGTTTTATATTAGTACTATGATTTATGAAATGTATGACAATCCAGATTGGTTAACTTTTGATGTGATGGATAGTATCATTCTTCACGCAAATAAGACACTTAATTTTCCAGATGATGTTTATTTTGTAATTGAATTTACAAGTGATATTAATGGAGACGGAAACTGTGATATGGAGGAGGGTTTTGTTGAAATAAATGTAAACAATATGTTATCTAAGGAAGATACAATAACGACAATATTTCATGAGTTGGTTCACGCCGAGCAGATTATAAGAGGTAAATTGGTAGTTGGATATGGAATGGT